ATACAGTGACTGTGCTGTGCCAGTGGACAGCACATTGTCGATCAGTTTCGCCGCGTCGATATCCCAGCCAACCACGCGCACTTCGATTTCGAGTCGCACACTGACCATTCCGCTGATGCCGAATGTGCCGTGATAGTCGATGCACTGGTCGCCGCCAGCCAGCCGAATCAGCGCACATGTCGGCTCTGGTGCTTCTGGTGGGTACGCGTACACATTGCAGCGAAAGTGTGCTGGGTTCCAGTTATCGCCAAGTTTCTCAGCGATGGCATCACGAATGTCTTTGACATCTAATGCCATCAGCCGATACCCCATGATTCGCTGCGACGCAGTCGGCGCAGCAGCGACGACACCATAGGATTCGCTTTCACACGAATGCCGGCGTACTCAGTGAAGCCGATGACACCATTCTGTAGTGCTCGCTGATCCAGAATGTCTGCTGTGAGAATGAGCACAGCGTTCGTGTAGCGATCTGGCAGCGCAGACCAGCCCCAGGTCGCAGTCACAGCAACACATGCACGGTGTTCGTCGTATGTCCAGTACGCGCCAGACATCATGCGAATCTGCGTGTATGGGCTGGTGCTGCCATTCGCTAGTAGACCATTCACTGGTTCCAGCTGGAACTGGTCGCTGGTCAGTGTGCTGCCATCATCGACAATTGCTGTGACACTGGTGCAGTCGTGGATGCGTAGCACAGTCGATCGCTGATCGTATGGTGTGTAGAGTCGCTGCGACGCTGTCGATGCGACAGTGAACACGCGGCCACAGTAATCGTTCACAGCCTCTTCTGCTGCGTCGATCGCATACTGAATCAGCGTGTCGGTAGGGTCAGTCGGCGCATTCTTCCATGCGCGAAACGTGGCGACACTGACATTCGATGGCATCAGTCACCTGGCTGACGCTGCGATCGTGGTGGTCTGCCGCGACGCGCTGGGGCATTCGCTGCTGTCTCCACATCTGGTGACGCACTGGTGACGATCACACGCTGGTCGTCGCTGTCGATCACATGGTGACCAGCAGCTGCGAGCAGTGCATCGACTTGTGCGACACGATCGTGTAGGCCGCGTGCGACATAGCCTGCACGCTCTCTCAGCAGCACATCGATACGCGCCATGATGATCAGTCCTTCGTGTGGTGCGATGGTGCTGGCGCGCTGGGAAGGGACAGCGCGCCAGCACTATCGCGTCTGATCGCGGGTGGATCAGAAAGTCGGCGTGACGAGGCCGGTGCCGTTGATTCGGCCATGCGCCGACGGGTAGCGGCTCACCGTGTACGCGTAGTACTTGTATGCGACGAACAGCACGCCCAGCGACGCTGCACTGGTCTGCTCTGCACGAATGAACACAGTGTCGTCCTCCCACAGATGCACTTCGTCTGCCGACACAGCGTAGATCGCGTCTTCATTAGTGCCAGTACCCAGGTTGGTGGGAACATTCGCATCGACGATCACGGGCAGACCAGCGAGGTACCCAGACGGGCCGCTGCCATAGCCAGTGCCGACCACGCTGCCACCAGTCTGCGGTGCGCTGTTGGCGAGATTCACGAACGGGAACGACGTTCCCACGTTCGATGCCAGCCACCAGAAGCGGCGCGGGTGCATGATGAAATGCGACGCACCACCATAGACAGCGGACTGAATCTGCTGCACCACATCGAACAGCTTCGGCCACAGCTCAGCAGCAGTCGGAGTGGCATCCGTGTAGGCCACATCGATGTTGGCATCGGTGACAGCGTTCAGACCAGTGGTTGCCTGGTTGATGATGGTCGAATCGACATTCGTGTTCACAGCACCCAGAAGGTCGCCAAGCACGATCTGTTCGATGTTGCTGCCACGCTCCAGAGCCTGCATCGACACAGTCTGCTGACCAGCAGTGGTCAGCACATCGATCGTCAGCAGCGTGTCATCGATGTTCGTTTCGCTGACAGCACTGTTCTGCGACGACTGCACAGCAGCACTGGAACCAGTGGTGACGCGCGAAATGTTCACAGTCATGCCAGCAGCCGGCAGCGCATGCTTCGCAGCGATGTCGGCCAGCGGGCGCGCAGCGCGGCGAGTCGGTGCGACCAGATCGACCAGATACTGAGGGACGACCAGACCAGCGAACGCACTGGTGCCGACAGCGCGACGCTCCAGGTCGGGACGATCGGCGCGCTCTTCAGCCATGTGGCGCGAGAGTCGCTGCGACGCTTCGATGTCGCCGAAACGCTGCGCTGCTGCGATGTCACGCATGAATGACACACCATCGCGACGCTCAGCGTGCGGCGTGTAGGTGCGTGCTTCGCTGACCACGCGTGCTGCGCGGCCAGTGCTCGCCGCTGCGGGTGCAGCGACAGTGTCGTTTGCCATGTTCTGATCTGACACGATGGTCTCCAGTTCGTCAATGCGGGTGCGGGTGGTGGTGATGGCAGCGTCGATGCTGGCGATGCTGTCGCGTGCAGCAGCGAATGCTGCCGACTCGTCATCGCTGAGATCGCGCTGCTCTGTGGTGGGCGCGACCAGCACATCGGCGAGAATCTGCCGCTGCTGCTCACGCTGTGCGATCTGCTCAGTCAGCTGCGAACGCAGCACGCTGATGTAGTCGATCGTCATTGTGGTGTCTCCAGATGTCGTGTGGTCGTGTTGGCGACTGGTGCGATCTGGGTGCTGACCAGGTGCTGCGACTGTGGCAGCGGCGTGGTCTGCGGCGCGATAGCGGCGTGTCAGTTATCGATCAGTGCTGCTTGTGCGATCGCCAGTGATAGTGGCATTCCACCACGATCGCTGACAGTCACACTTGAGTCACTTTCACGAATGCCGATCACAGTAGCGTCGTTAGCTGGAAATGTCACGGCAGATACATCGACCATTCGTGCTTCGATGATGCGACGCTGCGTGTAATCAGCAGACCATTCTTGGCGTGTCACATAGAATGCCCAGCTCATCTGGTCGATGTCGCCGCGCTCTAGTGCTGATCGCAGTTCTTGTGCGCGCGGGTTTCCCAGATCGATCGCCGGCACATCGACATACAGTCCGATGTCATCGGCCACCAGTGTCATCGTGCCAGCCTTCGTGCGTGCCAGCGGTACACCATCGTGATTGATGAGAAATCGCACATCGTCCGACTCTCGCAGCGACTTCGTCACAGCAGATGGTGCGATGGTTTCTGTGAAGCCACCAGCAGCAGCACCACCAGCGATGTCGTATCCGGTATCCCAAACTGCTGCGTAGCCGTGCAGTGCAAACGTCGCAGAACCAATCTGTCGCACATCGATCGTCGCTGCGCGGCATTCGACCACACCAAGTCTGGTGCGCGCTGCGAGTCCATCGTGCAGCAGCTGGTCGCTGCCACCTAGACGCTCATGGATCATCGCGGGCAGCGATCTGGTCGTGTGATCACGCATCATCGTCTGTGTCTTTCTCGCTAGTGATTTCAGCAGCACGATCAGCGAACCAGTCGCGTGCTGGCTGCGGGTTCAGTGGATCGATTCCCCACAGTGCGTGTGCGACAGCACCAGCACCTGGATAGTCGGCATCGTCTGGGTCACTGTTCTTCGGTGAGTCCAGATCGACTGCGTGGCGTGCAGCCCATGCGTTAGCGCGCAGCACTTTCGCTTCGCTGATTTCGCCACGCGCCATCGCACGCGCATCTGTCACAGTCTCAGCGACGACATCGCCAGCCAGACCATCGTCATACCAGCGCACGCCTTGTGCTGCTGCATCGATGATGTACTGGGGCAGTGTCAGATCGACAGCTCGCATCACAGCACGACTGCTGGAGTCGTCGCTGTCGATGGTGCGCGGATTCACGACAGCAGCGATGCCCAGTTCGTCATAGATCGATCTGGCAGCAGCATCGTTATCGATGGCGAGTCGCACATCGTATTCGCGCAGCAGTTCGCTGGCAGCGATGCGTTTATGCACCAGTGTCGCTTTGTCTTCGTATGGTCGCAGCATCAGCGTGAACTGGCGCAGACCAGCAGCATCTAACGCTGCGCGTGTGACTGCTTCGTCGCGTTCCAGTCGGCCAGACACGATGAAGAGTCGGCCATCAGTGCTGTTCACAAAGTCGATCACTGATGTGATCGGCTGGTCGTCATCGTCTAGCAGCGTTCCATCGATGTCACAGATCACTGCTGGTGTGGCACCAGCGAGTCGTGTGGTCGCTGATGCTGTGGTCGCAGTGTCTGCTGTTGGGAACTGCGGGCCAGGTATCGGCAGATCGCCACCAGCAGCATTGATGATCGCACGCGCTTCGTCGCTGGTGATCACTTTGCCTACGCCTAGATAAACCTTCTGGACGACTTCAGCGACGTTCAGTTCACGCGCAGCAGACGACTGCACATCGATCGTCACATCTGTTTCGATGTCGGCTTCTGGTTCGTCGCTGGTGATGGGTGGCAGATTCTCGAGCTGGCGCATTTCGTCTGTGGTCAGCAATGGTGTGCCAGTGATCGATTGAATTTCAGCAGCAGTCTTGTATGACGCATAGCGTGCTGTTAGGTCGCTACGCAGCAACGCATCCAGATTGAATCGCACGAACTGGTCTGCTGGCAGCAATGCTGACAGTGCGCGTTCCAGTGGCACCAGGTATCGCGGTGAGAGTGACAGTGCGATGAAATCGGCCATGCGCTGTTCACGATTCGCATACGTCAGCGAACCACCACCAGTGACAGATGCGCCGATCAGCTCTGGGAATCCACCCAGAAACACGCGTGCGATTTCTTCTGTTCCGTATCGCTGTGTCTCTAGGAACTGTGAGTCGTCCGGTGGAATCGACACACGATCGATGACGATTTCGCTGGGAAGGATCAGCGGCTCACGATTGCCGCGCGTCGTCGCCAATACTTTCTGCTTAAGTGCAGACGCTTCGTCAGTGGTTGGTTCGTCCGGTACACGAATGATCACTGATGGATTGCCACCACTGTCGAAGAACTGTGCGCCGAATTTCTGTGCTGCGACAGCAGCACCGATCGTCTGCCGATGGTACTCCAGTGGCGACAGACCAATAGGTGAACCTGGCTGCTGGTACAGCCCAAAGTGAAACAGCGGGCCTAGCGGCCAGCGTTCGATCAGCTGACCATCCAGATATGTGCGCCAGCGACCATCGGCATGTTCCCAGCGCACACGATCTGGGTGGATGGTGCTTCCACCATTCACACGCCCAGATACCGGATCGGCGAGCAGCATCGCATATGCGTTGCCGCGCATCGCAGCCGATCGGAGCAGCTGCGCGATGAACGACGCACCAGTCACAGATGGGTCTGGGTCTGGGTCAGTGAACAGCGACGATGTCGCCATCTGGCGAGTAGACCCATCAGCAGTGCGCTGATACTGGTCGATAGGCAGCGAACTTGTCACAGTACTGACCAGTTCGATGCATGACCAAACAGCAGCGTTTCGCATCGCACGATCGCTGTCGATGACGACACCAGACCATGTAAGACCAGAGCGATCTAGAATCTTCTGCAATTGTGCCAGCGATGTGCTGCGAGTCTCGCGCTGTGCAGCGCGACTGAACCATGCCATGCGAGTCCTTCGACCGTTAGATAGCAAAGAATCTACCGCTGCGCCGCTGCATGTGTCTATGCAGTGCAAGAGTCGCAGCCACCAGCGGTGTCACATCGCTGGTGCCGCGCCTACCGAATCGCCATGATTCGCCGACTGGCTGACGCAACGCAGCAAGCACTGCTGCATCCATGCGACCATCGATGCGTACTCTCACACGCGCATCTGCCACAGCGTCGTAGAACTGGCCGCTGGCGAGCACAGCATCAGCAACTGACAGTTCGCTGACACCAGCGATCTGCAACGCTGCTGCTGGGCTGCGAGACTCAACTACCACAGTGGATCGATGACGCTTGCGTAATTCGGCGACACGATCAGCCACCCAGCCGACACCAGGTCGATGATCGACCAGTTCGATCACTGGCATGCCATCAGCACCAGCACCACATGCGACGATCGCAGACCAGTCACGATCGCGTGCCACATCGACAGCGAATGTGACTGGATCAGTTGGTGCAGCAGAATGTGACGACACCATGCGCCATGTGGCATCCGGTATCACACGCTCTGCTGATGCTTGCCGCTGGTTACCGAATGCGCGTCTGAATTCGCCATCAGTCATCGTCTGCCGCGCATGGCGCACTGCTTCGACAGTGATCGTGTGACCTAGAGCTGGCATGTGTAGCCACCAGTTATGCTCATCATCGATGTCACAGTCGTTCGGTATTGCCCATTCAAAGTACGCGATGCCACTGGTGCGGCCCTCGAGGGCTGCTGCGCGACCTGCATCGACTTTGCGATTCAGATACAGCGACTGATCAGTTCCCATCGTAGACACCACCATCAGCTGCGCGTCAGCGCGTGTGATCATCGCCGGCAGCATCGCTTGCTCGCGCCGATCGTCTATGTCATCGAATGCTTCATCTAACTGTGCCAGATCGATCACACGGCCGTGACCAGCAGACACAGACGACGCGACCACATCGATGCGACTCCCATTTGCGAACTGCACACCAACATTGCCAGCAGCACGATTCACACGATCGACAGCAGCAGCCAGCGGTGATGCCATCAGCAGCGGCACCTGGTCGTCCAGCAGTTTCTTTCGTGCGTCGCTACCAGTCTGTGCTGTGTATGCGACTCGCTGTTCACTGCTTCGTGTCACGCATCGTTCTACGCTGAACGTCAGCAGCAGCAGTGTCTTCCCTTGTTGTCTCATGCACGACAGCACGATTTCCCGATACGCGGGCTGACCGTTCGGCAGCAGTTCCGTTGCGACTTCTGCGACCAGACGCTGATGTGGCATCAGTGGCTGACCCAGCAGTCGTGCGACGCGTTCGATCTGTGCCACGCGGTTTCGTCTGTTTGGGCTGCGTGGTGTCTGGTACAGCGGGCGCGCTGTCGGCTGACAGCTCTGCGATGAGTCGATCGAACGCTGTCGGCTCATCTGTCACACCAGTTCGCTGTATGTCGGCCATCGCTGATCGCAGCTGCGACCACAGTGCAGCGTTCGTCGCATCGGCATCGCACGCTTCGCCCAACATGATCACACACTGTGCGAGTGCGTCGTCTGCCCGTTCTAGTCTCCCCAGTTCGCGCAGATGATCTACCAGGTCGCTGGCAGCGCGACGCATCGGCCCGTCCTGTGAGTCGTAGCGAAACTCGCCATCGATCAGCCAGCCCAGACGCGCACGCGGTCTCACCATGTGCGTGATGGTTTCTGCTCGCCACTGGAATTGAGCGCATCCGCCAACATGCGACTGCGACCAGACACACGACCCAGATTGCATGTCGCACACGCAGCGCGCAGATTCGTGGTGTCCAGTCGGCGACCACCCTCTGCGATCGGCACGATGTGATCGACATGTGTTGCGACTCCAGTGCAGCCAGCAGCGCGTATCTGGCATTCGTGCTCGTCACGTTCCAGCACTGCTGCTCGCACACGCTGCCAGCGATGGTCGTAGGTGCGTCGCATGATGTGATTATGCACCGAAACCTGCATGCACACCACGCTGTGTGACGCACTGGTGTGGTGGTGGTCGATGACTGGTATGCATCTGCGCTGCTGCCAGCTGAGTACACCAAACACGAAACCCTTATGTCACACGGGTTTCTGGTGGTTTGACCTGGGGAGAGAAATGAG